TAGGGACTTTATGGACTGATTCATCTGTTTTACCATTAGCATGATATAGATTGCAGTAAGTTTCTACAGGCAAACTCATATATACTTTAGTAGAGTTTAAATCCTTAACATTAACAACGGCTTGAAATGTAACTCCCGCAGCGTCAGCTGCATTGTGAGGCAGTAAGTTAGCATTATAGGCAGCTGTAGTATCTTCATTATAATCTAATAGAAGTGCATTATAAAGTTGTGGAAAAGTATCCCCTCCATATGCTACTGCGTTAATAGAAGATTGGCTTCCTATAGTTATTAAATCTGTACAAGGTATATACTTAGTAGTTTGCCTATTCTCATAAGAGTTGCCTCCATAAGGATTTGTACTAGGGTTTATATATTCTATAACAGGGTAACTAGGGTAGTCGTCTTCATAAAAAATAAACTCTGCCTTTGCAGGATCAAACCATTTATTAGAAGTTCCTAGGATATCTCCTGTACTGAATATGTATGAACTAGGGCCTTTACCTACTATTCCATGTCTTTCATTATTAGCAAACCCGCCACCAGGATTTAAAGTACACCATAATACTGTATGATTAATATAATCATTACCTCCTTGTAAGTTAATTATATCTGACGCAATAGGAGTACCCATTGCAGTAGTTTGGACCATAGTACTTATAGAAGTGTACCCATTAAATCCAGCTGCTGTATTTCTAGTACCAACTGCTACTGGAGTAGTATGGTATTCATTTGCTCTATGCCAAGTAAATTTGTGATTAGTGGCTATACCTGCACGCGCCAAGTCACTATCATCCCAAGGCGCAATTCTTAGAGGAACTGCCCCTACATTATCTGGTGGATTGTAAACATCTCTCCAATTAGCTAATGTAAGATATGCCCCTTCCCCGCCACTTACTTTTTCATAACTATACCCTTGTGACCTTACAGTAGAAGTTCCTGCAGTGTTGGCTGCCCAAGCAGACCCTGCTACGACCCTCATTGTGTTATTAGTACTAGGTTCAATAGTAGAAAGACCGTAAGTTATTTCTGGTAGGTATAAAGCTAAGTAAGAAGACTTTTTTTTATATCTACCAGCGCCCCCTGTAAACGCCTCTGAGATATTAGCGTTGCCAGCATCATATATATCTCCAGGGGTAGTTAAGCACCCTCCTTTAGACCTAGTCTGTCCATTGTAATACCCTAATCCATAATAAGGCATATACTTACTATCATGATAGTTAGTTCGATGACTGGTAGACGATTCTCCTGAATTTGAGAAAAAGGTATGATTCAGATATCCTTGAGACAATAGTAATCTGTCGCTAGAATCTTTAATTGCCCTTACTATTCTAAAGGAATGTATATCGTCTGGTAAGTTTGCTAGATTAGATAAAGTAAATTTAGGGTAAGCTAACTTGAACTTATTTGTAGCTGCAGAATACAAAACGCTGGTCCCTATTCTTTTTAATTCAGGCATTCTGACATCTGCTATCCAGTTGACAAAAGATCCATTACCATACTTATCAAAAAACTGTACCCCAAACCTATAAGGTTCTCCTAGTTTATATGCTCCTTTTGAGTAAAACTCTGGGTATTTAAAATATGTTGATTGAGGCTCATCATCAAAGTCAAACGTAAAAGATACATTAGGCCCTTGTCCTCCTTGAGTTGTTCCATTTGCTTTATATTGATACCTTTCAAAGTAATCAGCATCAGGCAATGCAAGTACTGATTTATTTATAGCATCCAAGTTAGTCTTAGTAGGCCAGTCAATAGTAGAAGCAGTTCCATCTATAGTATGTTCAAATCCTCCCTCTGCAGATCTTAATTTTGATATTTGAGAACCTGCTTCAGTAAATCCTGCTTCAGCATTGCTAGTAAAAGAATACGCCCTAGTATCATAGTCAACATTAAATACAGTTTCTTCTATATTGCCTAAAAATATTCTGTTATCTTTTATTTCAAATGTTCTAGGAATGTAAGGACCTGATACTCCAAATCTTAAAGCAGCTAAATCACTCTGTATTCTTATTACAGAACTGTCTCCTTTATCAAACAATAATATATTTACAGACTCTGTAGTACTTTCTCTAGGCCCTATTTCCGCCTCATGAATTAAATACGCTACAACTGCTCCTGAATCATCTATCCTAAATCTGTATACCTCTATCCACTCAAAAGAACTATCCACACCATCTATAGCTACTTTAAATAAAATATCTCCAGCTTCTCCCTGAGGAACTCCGTGAAGATCTTTTACTATAGGAGCTATACCTGACAATGGAGACAACTTAGTAGTAGGTCCATTTTTAGTATATAGTCTGTAACCATATTGTACCATACCTGCACCTTCAGCCCAATTTCCCCCGCCATTAATACTTTGAGTAATCTTAATGGGACTTAAATCTATTTCAGGAGAACTATCTATTACGGTAGTATCTCTAAAAAAAGGTAAGTTATGTTTTATATTTACTGTTCTTAGTTGGTTTCTAGCATCTGTCCAATATACCTTTTGTATTAGATCACTTTCATAAAAAGTTTCAATTTTAGTAACTGGATATGATTTATCCATATTAGCGTAAGGGCCAAAAAACTTTAAGTAAGTCGTTGTATTGTATTCGTTGTCGTAAGATATTTCCCACACACATAAATGACCATTACCAGAAACATTACTTTCTGACATTGATATTACTACTAAACTATCTTTTATAAAAGACCCTCCTAGTATTACTTGGGAAGTTCCTAGTATAGAAGTTGTACTTCCGCTATAATACTCGTCAAACTCAGTTCCGTAGTAAGAGTGCTGTATAGTAGTGTTGCCTATATCTCCTATTATACTATTAAAATCAGATAAAGTAGGATGTGTTAGTATCCTTCCTTGGGCCCCTGTAGGCAGTGAAGTTAATGTAGTATCTTCTGTAAATAATAAATCGTCGTCAGGATTAGATTTCCATATAGGATTAGTGCTTCCTGTACTGTTTGCAAGCGCTATGTTAGGAAGACTCACTAGGAGTTTGTTACCTGTTTCGTTTTTTATTACATTCTGAGACAACTCTCCATTAAAAATAAGCGTAATATTTTGGGCCTCATAATAGAATTGATTTCTACGAGGATCTTGGGCGCTCATGTCTTGATTCATGCCACCAAAAGAAATACCACCTGCCTTTATCAATTTCTTACATTTTTATAGCCAGAAGGCTGATGTACATGTTGAAAGAAAGTCTTAAATGAATTAGCGTCTCTTAGAGGGTTTAATGCATTGTTAAGCCAAGTATGTGCTTCATCTTGAGTAGGTATTTTATCTGTATTACCTGCTTGCGCTAAATACCAATCCCTATCTCTTTCAATAGTCATGAAGATACCCTGAGGCATTCTGCCTGCTATAAAGTCCCTATAGAATACTCTATAAGCAACTTCAAACTCACATGCTTTTATCCAAGACTCGTTATCTGGAATCAATGGGTAACCTTCATCATCTAAAGGTATTCTCATATAAGCCATTTCCACAAGACCTTCGTCAAAGTTTGTATATATAAAGTTTTTATTTACCTGATAAGTATTGCCGCAACTAGGATTAGTATTTAGATCAATATCACAGCAGTGATATCTCATATACATATTGTCAGCACTATATAGCATAGGCTCCAAGTAATAACTACTCTTGCTTGCAGAGCTTTCTATATAAGTATCTGATACGTCTGGAAGGTATTCTTCTCCTTCTGCCACTACAGAGTTTTCTACAAAAAAGGTCCTAGGCACATTACCAAGTGAACTACCTGATTGCACTCTTTTACCACACTGAATGATAGTATGTAAGTCACAAGGTAATTTACCTCTACCGTCTTCTATTTGTATTACTCTGATATACTTCTCAAGTCTTGCATGCGATCCTATAATAGATAGCAATCCCCCTACCCATTCCAAAGCATCATAAAAGTTTACTTCTTCTTGTAGTCCAAAATTCCTATATACGTTTTCTAGTATACGCTTTACTGATATGTATTTACCATTATTCACGGTGTCCTGTGTAGTTAGCTAGTTTAGTCAACATAGAAGATTTATTATCTAGTGGATTAGAGTCAGAAATATACTTCGTCTCTTTAAAGTATCTTTCAAATTCATCCATTTCTTTTTCTTCTTTACCTTTCTTGTCTTTTTTCTTACCTGACTTTACCTCAGTAACTAAAAATACTTTCTTGGCTTTATAGTCCACTTCTTCCACATACATACATTCTTTTGTACCATCTGGAGTATAGAACTCTTTTTTCCATCTAGGTTTTCCGTATTCTCCTATTTCCATCATCATGTTGTTACTTTCTAATTTCATAAAAATCTAACTTACAGTTTTCTTTTTTTAGCTCTTTAGCTAACAATCTAGTATACCCTCTTGCTGCTTTAAATCTATAAAAACTTTTAAATGGCATATTACAAGTCAACTTGTCCCACACAAATTTATAGATATACCCATCACTGTGTTTGTTAGTGTGGTATACTACTGGCTTATCCCTAAGCTCTTTTATTTCTTCTTTGGACTTATCAGGATATAATTCTTTCCACAAGTCTTTAGTGGCTTTGTAATCTATCTTTAAAGCTCTCTTTTTAATATTACCTGCTTTATCTAATATCCTAGGCCGTCTTTTCCTTATTTCAATATGCCCCATACCTGGAAGTTTAATCTGCATATTGTTATATATGACCTCTTTTAACAAAGAGTCATTAGCCTCTTGTATAAACGCACTGAAGGTAATATAAGGAACATCCGTAGTTAGGTCCTTATATATATCTTTTACTCTATAATCCGCAGTTAGTTTATCTTTCATTGTCTTTGAGGCGCCTGTGCAGGTTGTTTAATTACATCGCTAGCATCATTAGTAGTATCTGATGGTATTGAATATTTGTAAGAAAGTTGTTGTAGTATCTGTGCTTTTATATAGTTGAAGAGTCTGTCTGACAGAGGATATTCATCATCTAATGTCCAACATTCAGAACTAGGTAAGTTATAGTTAGCGGCCTCTATAGGGTCTTCAAATATTCCTCTTATAGAAATTGCTTTGACAAATTGAAAGTCTTCTGCTTTAGACACTAAGTAAATTCTATCATCTAACCAGAATGCAGAAATAACATTTTCGTTAAATCTACCATTACCTGCAAAAGTAACTTCTACTAGTTCTTTTAATGGGAACTCCTTAGCCATTAAATCTAATGGTCCTATCCTAGTATATAGTTGCCCTTTGTGAGTCTCTATTGCTCTAGGTATTTTATCTGTAGTTCTTACAAAAAAACATTCAGAAGTTAATCCTAAATCATTAGATAATACAGTAGATACTTTTTCTATATTAGAAGGCTTAAGAGTTTGTATTAACTTACTGTCAAGTGTATGTCCTCTTTTATTGCCCTCGTTAGTTAAGAATAAAGCTCTTTGCTGGTTAATGAGCTGGATAATATATTTTTCTGAAATATTACTATCATCAGAATCAATATTAAAATCTTCAAAAATCTGATATATTAATTCATTTCCAGTCATATTACAAAATTACTTATTATTTAGGAATAGAAACTGTTATTTGTTTATTTGAACGTACAGGGGTAGTAGACTGTCTTCTTCTTGAAGTGTGTCCACAGTTGCCGCACTTATACTCGTCGTATAAATTTACATAGGTTGCGTATTCCCCTATTATAGATAATTCTGTACTTGCACATGCAGGACATACAGAGTCTCCATGAGGTACAAATAATCCTAAATTAGGATGAGGCCTAATCCAAGGTCTTAGGGCAAAATAAACTTCCTCTAGTATTTCAACGTCTTTGTCGTTATAAATTTGCATTTTGTCTATAGCATCCTGATCTCCTTCCATAAATTTCTTCCACCAAGAGAAGTCAGTTTTAATCTTTGTCTCTAGTCCTAAGTACTTAGCAAGGTCGTCTAACTTATACGAAGGCACTGCTATAGCTTTCCTTGCAGCTCTTAGAGTATCTATAATTTGATAAGAAGAAGGAGGCGTTATTCCATTTAAGAAAAATCTACCATTCATCATTCTTACGTCAAACTTAATTCCATTGTGGGCTATAAGTATGTCTGCCTCATCTATCATGTTCCACAGCCCTTGTACTACCCTTTTATCATTTCTATTAATAGCCTCTTTAGGCGTCATCTTCATAGAATGGATTTTATTGTCAAATAACCACTTAGCTGACCATGTTAGTATAGGCCAGTTATCTGCAATTACTTGTCCTCCATGAATATCTTGTTGCCATCTTCTCCAATGATACGATATAAGTGGCGCAGTTTCTATATCAAATACTAAGATCTTAGCATTGCTTAATTTAGAATACTCCACAGAGGAATGTATTCTACTGCTAGGACCACTTGCTCCTTTATAGTACCTAATAGATGTTCTTGCTGCCTCTGGGTTAGAAAATATCTTAGGGTATTTTTTTGCTAACAGTTTTCCTAGATCAGTATTATTTAATTTAGAATACTTTTTTATAGCGTCTTTTACGACGGCTTTAATTTTAGAGTCTGCCATGTTTTTATTTTAAAAAGGTTTTATAAACTTCCAGGCTATTTTTATGCCTACCACTAGTATAACTAGTAGGAACAAGTAGATAAGAATCCTTTTTAAATTCTTACTTAATTGCTCTGCAATACTTTGTTTTCGTACTACTATTCTTTCAACAGGTATCTCAATCGTTTGTACAATCGTGTCACTTTTACACTCGCCCTCAATATATGTTGTATCACCAATTCTAATATACTTAATTCTAAGTTTATCCTTATAAATATAAGTTGTATCTGAAGTTGTGTCAATAAACGATGTATCATGTTTTACTAAAGGAGTTATAATATTAAATGTATCTTTAACTGTATCCCGCCTTAAAAGCTGCGGGTATTTAATAGTAAGCTTTTCTATTTTTCTTTCTGCCCTACGTTGTTTATTGTCTAGTCTTTTTTCTAAAGAACAAGAACTACAAATAAGCAGTATTAAGAATAAATAGAGTAAACTGTTTTTCCTTTTACTTTGTTGCATTTTAGTATTTGTTTTCTGTTATCTCTTGTTTTATAAGAAACATGCACCCAATTAGGATTTTCATCTGTTCCAAACTCCCAAATAAGTTGGTCAAAATCTAGGTTATCTTTTATAAACTCAAACATATCAGCGTTTGACATACTACCATAAGTATCATCAATATCCATAGCTGCCCCATTATTTGCACAGTGTTGTGATGACGCTGCACCCCCAATAGCTATATTAAGTTGTGGACTTCTAAACACACTGTTAATAGCTATAGGACCTCCTACATGCTTTCTAAGAGGCTCAAATACGTTTTCACATAGTAGCTTAATCTTTTCCATTTGCTCGCCACTAGGGATGTTCTCTATGCCTTTCCTTGCAGCGGTATTGCTTTTGATTACTTCTTTATAAGAAACGTGTTCAGTTACCTTCATTTTTTATTTTTTACTTTTAATGGTTATCCATTTATGTAGTGTATACCCTATAGTTACAGATAGTAGTATTATCTTTAAAGACATTTCTAGATTACTAAAAGATATTCCAAGTGTTGTTATATTAATCAACACTACTTTCATTTCGTTATACATCAATTTTACTAAAGGCATTATATTATGGCTTTGCCTCTTGTTTAGCTGCAAATATAGCACCTGCTTCAGCAATGCCAAAAGCACCAAGTGTTACTATAACAAATGAGTTAAATATAGTATCACTGTGTACTAATTCTTTACCTAGTATACCAGTGATAATATCTACTGTAGCAAATAATGACATTACTGCAAATGACAAGAAGCCAACGATGTTCTTTTCGTTGTATCTGTTCCTTGTTCTAAATATATCCCAAAATCCCATTTTAATATAATTTTAAAGTTAAAATATTATGAAGCAGTTATTTTAAATTGTAAGCTTCCTGAAAACTTAAAATTCTTTGAGCCACTAACTACTGTAGGTAATTTAATAAAGTTTAAAACAAGCGTACTTGCAGTTGCTGTAATTGTAAAAGGCACAAGGTCACCTCCAAGGCCAATATCAGACTCATGGATTATTCCTCTTCCTACATAAGTGCCTGATTGACCTGTAGTATTTGCTGCTACTAAAGTTAGTCCAGAAAATGTTAAACTAAATATTTGATTAGCATTTGCCGTAGCATCAATTGCAACTACTCCTGAAATTTCTAGACTTGTTTCTTTTGCTGAAGAAAATTGTTGTATAAAAAGAGAACCAGAAGCTACCGTAGGAGCTGCCCCACTTGCATTAAAGATTTCGTCTAATGCTATATTTGTTGAAGTTATTTCACTGCCTAGGGTAGTTACAGGTGCCCATGATCCATCCCCTCTCCAAAATGTAGTTGCATCTGCGCTAGATCCTCCTCCTAAATTAGCTACTGGTAAATTACCTGTAACATCTGTTGCTAGAGCCACTTGACTCCAAGCAGCATCTCCTCTCCAGAATTTAGTAGATCCTGCTCCAGTTCCTCCATTAAGATTAGTAACTGGTATATTACCTATAACAGTTAAAAGATCTCCACTAGTTGCTGCGGTAGGTGCTGTAGTGCTACCAGCTCCTTTTAGTATACCTGTAGGGAAAGTAATATAAGGGCTACTAAATGCTCCTGCTCCATTTAAAAAGTCTACAGATGTAGTTAGAGTAGGTACTAATCTATTTGCAGTATTTAATTTAGTTAGTATATAAGTATAATTACTAGAAGCCAATACTTTTTTAGATTGACTTACTGAGGCATCTACAATATACAGTATATCTGCATCTGCTACATTGCCGCTAGTTAATTCTGTTAGTGTACTTACTTTTTGAGACATAGTTATTCAGTTAAAATGTATTCAGATGCTTCTGTCCAAATTGGCAATCCACCTTCTGTGAATAATGCAGTTGCATCTATGCCGCCTTGTGAGATGTTTAAGTAATAATTGTAGTCTAATACTACGTTATATTTTATTCTGATGCACTTCATGGCATCTAGTATCCATCTAATTTCTTTAGATTTTATTAAGTTTTTAGTATCAGTTGTTAGATCTAGTCCTGAACTGTCAAAAGTCCTTACTATTCGTAACCCTGATGTATACATAAAAAGGTCATCAAGCATTTCATCAGCTTTTATACCTTGTTGCAGTTTTTGCCCATACTTAAGGGTAAGTTGAGTAAGTCCTTCTTTAGAAAGATCCCTAATTGCGTTATATATGATAGAAGTCATTATGGTATTAAACAACGATTATTAGCTATGTTTTGTACATCAGTTGCTAACTCTAAAATTTTGGCACCATTAGAAGTTGTTATTTCTGCTTCATTTCCTTCTATAGATCTGTAAATGACCTCTGCTCTCATTGCTTCTCTAGATGCTTTGCTATTGCAACTACATTTACCATTTGTAAATGCCCTTATCCATAACTTGTTTAACGCTGTTAAAGTGTTAGATAGTACAATTTTTTCTGTACTAAAACTAGAAGAAGGTAGTGGAGTGTTCATTGTAATATTTACAGTGAACTTGTGATACCCATCATCATATGACCAAGGTATTGTTGCTAATAACATTTTTGCAGTAGGAGAAGATCCTAAAGCAGTTAAAGCAGATAATAAGTTAATTGTAGTTACTGTGACTCCTAGGTAATTAACTACAACTAACGAGGCAGCAGTAGCATCCCCAGGATTTTCATTAGGAGATCCATACCCTTTGGTATTGGAAGAAGCATCATATAACCCAGTTATATCATAAAACAAAATACTGTCTCCTGCAGTATTTAATTCAGCACTGTATACTAAAGTTGAAAGGGCCATAGTTAAATTTTTTAAATTTTAACTAATAGCCCCCTCTCTTAAAAAATATGGTTGGCAGACTTAAGATTATAAAGAGAGGGGGACCATTAATTATTATTAATTACGCGAGATCAGTAAGAGTAGAGTTACCTACAATTTCTTCTCCGTTAGCAGATACATCATCGTCAGTTCCACCTGCGATTCCATCAGAATACTCAAGATAAACAATAAAGTTACTCTTAAGACTAGATTGAGACACTATAGAACTAACTGCGTTGCTCATAGAGAGATTTAAAACTCCATACTCGCCTGTAAGTGCTGCAGGGACTGATAGGTGTGCTACTGGAGGAACTCCGATAGTATCTGTACCTTGTCCTTGGAAGCCCATAGACTCGTAGTAATCCATAGCCACTTGGTTAGGAGTTCCGATGCCTTCATGCGCTTTAGTAGTAGTAGTTACTCCTGTTGCAAGGAATACTTCTCCTAAACTTACTACAAAGCGAACCTTGTAATAGTTACGATTTGAAGCTACATCAAAAGCTCTAGCTACACCTGTAAGCTTAAGACCAAAGTTTCCTAAGGCAGCAGCATCTACTCGCTTAACAGAAGTGTCAGCAGCAAATGTTACAGTATCTCCTTGAAACGCTTGATCAAGAGTTAATGTATTAGCTGTTGTGTCTATAGCAGCAATACCGTAAACAGCATCAGAAAGTGTAGTTCCTACACGAATGTAATCTCCTACAGCATATGCGTCTCCGCCAGTAGCATCATCAACATCTGCAACAGAAACTGTCTTAGATCCTTTTGTGAAGGTATGTCCGTTAGTAGCTGTTCCAGGGGCTACACTTGCTCCAGAGGCTACACGCTCAATCTTGACAAGATCGTCTGATTTTGTTGAGAAATTTTTGATTAAACTGTTAGCTAAAGCTAATGCAGAAATAGCATTAGTCATACCTGAAGCTGGTGTAGTATACTGTCCATACACACGAGTAGGCTGACTTCTGTCTTTTTCATTAGGATTAGTCATTACTAAAGTAACAACATAAGAAGTTGACGCAGTGTCTGCATCAAGAGCTCCTGTTGAACCATTATAACCAATAAATGTTACTTGCTCAGTAGCTGCTTTAAATCTAGCGCGACTAAGTGTATAACTTGTTGAGGTCATTATAGGAGACATGATTAGGGGCTTACCTACTCCTGTACCCTGTACAATTTGGAATTTAGTTCCTGCTGCAACAGCAGTAAATCCTCCTGCAGGAGTAGAGAATGTTTTTAAACCAGGAGTAACTGTGGCAACAATGCCGTCAGCTAATCCCCCTGCAACTGATGTTCCGTCGGCAAGACCGTGGGCAGCAGCTCCTTTTGCTACAATAACCTTTGTAAGGTTGTTTGCAGATCGCAATGATGAGTTCATAGTTAGATAAATTTAAATTATTATAAGTTACAAAATTAAAGAAAAAAAGTTATTCAATGTTTTGAATTGGTTGAATATTAGGTATTACTTGTCGTCCTGTTGCACTCATTAATAAATCTGATGCTATTCCTACGATAGCTTCGTGAGTAGATTCATCTAGTATGCAGTTACGTTGATTTCCTGTTATTGCAAAATCAACTACCATTTCAGGAGGAGTTTTTAAGTATCTTAATTTATAGTTAGATACTGTAAAGGTACCGTCTGTTATCAATTCATGTCTTTTAGCAGTTTGTGCAGAAGAAAGAGGCGCATTACCATCACTTACTCTTCCTACCTGTAATCTCCATACTGAACCTCCGCTTTTATCTACGAAAGGTCTCCTATAAGGATTAGACACAATCTTGTTATATTGATTATGTGCAATTACATCTACGGGAAGTACTAAGTTATCACCATCACAATCTGTAGCAGACACTGTAACCTCTTCAAAGATAGGCAACATGAAATTGGTAGGAAGATCCACAAACACACCATTACTTAAGTTATCGCTAGTTGAAGACCCTGCAGGAGTTAACAATACAGAGTCCACAAGGGCACTAAACCCTTGATTACGAACTTCACTTTCTTCTAGTCCTTCTCTCTTAGGATTAGTAAGAGGAGACTGATTAGACTTAATAAATTGGTATTGTGCTTTATTTAATATAGCACTTAATTCTGAATCTTCATACCCAGCGGCCATTCTGTCAATTTGTATCAACACTCTGTCCGCCATCTCATTTGCTGTCATGCTCTATTATTTATTTGTCCTAGTAATTCTTTCTTTAATGATATTATATAGAGCAGAATTTTCTGGTTTGTTTAAGTATGATATAGTATCATAAATACTTCCAGTCTTACTTCCATCATCTAATACATAAGAATCTCTGCCTTTTCTTACTAAAGCCCCTGCTCTAACAGCATCGTATACAAATGCCTTGTCGTCAAACAATGGGTCTTCTACAATAGATAAAAATTTATCTAAATCATCTTTTAAGCTCTTAAATACTTCTTGAGCTAACCAAGAGTCTGTAGCCCCAGGGCTAAATCCTTTGTTAGAAACTTTAAGGAAGTTGCGCATTTTATTGCCGCTTACCTTATACTCATTGTAATAAGAAAAAGCCTTAGACTCTTTTTCTGCTATATCTAATTCTCTAGAAGTTTCCACTTCTTCGTCTTCTACATAAAATTCGTAAGTAGGTTTAGTTTTTGCGCTAGTCAAAGAGGTTGCAATAGTTTCTCTATTTGCTAGTAATATCCTAAAACGAATTACGTCTATAGGATCCTCCATATTTAACTCTTCGCCGTCTTTAGTTAAAACTACTCTTGTTATATTATCATCTAACCAAAAGTTCTCTCCCTTTTTATTATAAATGGAAAGATCCCTGTTTAGTTGTTTTTCAAAAAATTGTCTTTCTGTTACAAGGTCTGGATATTGAGGAGTCTTTACGAGCTCTACATCATCCAATACTTGTACTAGAGTACCTGTTCTTAAAGAGTTAGGTAAAGTAAAAGTCCTTTTTGTGGAGTTATACATGAAAGCGTCTCTTCTTCTTTTATCTAGAAGAGTCTCCCATTTACCTTCCCTTATAACGGGTTTAATTTTAACGATCTTATTTTTTATTAAGAAATTTTTAAGCGTTGGCTGAGGGATATCTTGTCCCCCAGCCTTTGCTTTATTTGTAATACTGCCTGCCATTTTAATCAAGTATTTAGTTTAGAAATTAACGAACATAATTGTATCGAAGGTCTACGATCTTTGTAGGATCTTCAACTTTAATACCTCCCCACTTAGCGCGGATAACCTTGTAGCCATCTACTTCAGAAGCGATAGACTTAGGAGTACCTTTACCACCTGGAGACCAAGGATCACGAAGACCTGAGATATAACCCCACTCTTCCTGAGCACCCTTAGGCATAATACGCTTGATACCAGCATCTCCTCCGTAATCAAAAGCGATCATTCGGTGAGATTCTACTACCCCTTTGTTTCCACCTGGGTGACGAGTCTTGAATCGAATATCATCATCAAAGAATGGAATAATCTCTACTTTAAGTTTAACACCATTGTAAGACTGATACTCATTCCACTGACCACCAAAACCAAAAGTATTATCACTTCCTGTATTAGTATCCTTAGTCTTCCTGTAGAATCCTGGATCCATTGTAAGGATAGTCCATTGGTTAGCTTTAGCCTGAATTTGCTTATGGATTTCGATAGCACCAAATTCACCAGTATAGATGGTTAACATACGCTTACCTCTTTCAAGGCGGCCTACTCCCATATCAACTAGCAAATCAACATGCCAATCAAGATCATAAGAATTGTAATAGTGAATATTACCTGGAGCGATTTGATTCATCAAACCTTCACCTGCTTCTACAGAGAAGTTAGTCTTCTCATCAGAAAGTAAGTAACGATTGTCAACTGACCAGTTCTTCTGTCCGTAGATGTTCATTCTAGCAAACATGTTTTGGAACTGAATATCAGCAATCATATCTTGGTAGTTAATCCAAGCACTTTCTACAGAACCATCAGGGAATTGGAAACCAAACTCTAGAGGCTCATTTCCACCTTTGTTGATAGTACTACCTGCTACTTCATAATCCATTCGCATCATAGATGGACGGTTTCTCATTCTAAAAGGAGAAGAGAAGTTAGGAGAAGAACCAGTATAAGAAAGAGTTCCATTCTGCAAGTTGTAATCACGAGAGAACTTAGCTCCTACAAACAACTCTTCTGTTACAGGAATAGACGCATCAGAGTCATCTGTTAAGAATTGTACTCTATAACGCATGCCAGAACCTACAGATTCTTTTTCTTGTACGAATACTTTAACATATTCTTGCTCACCTAAAAGAACATCATGCACATCTGCAAAGTCTTCAGAAAAATGTAGATAGAATTGACCTGAGCCACCGCCTGCACTTCCAGTGAAAGTTCCAGCAGAAGTTGTGTTTCCTGAGAAATCTTCAGCATCTAATAGAGGGTAGTTACGCTCATGTTGTCCCTGTAGCATCCACTCGTAGAAACCATTCTCTTGGTCTACATACTCAATAGGGAATTTTTCATAAAAATTTAGATAAGACATATGCAAGTCAGTTGCATAAATCTGCTTAATCACATTGCTTATTAGCTGTGGTTTCTGCTGGTACAAAGAGTGAAAGTGATTGTCTGTCACTAAACCTCTGTAATCAACAGCTTGGTACTTCTGTAAATTTAACATTTGAATTTAGATTAATTAATTAAGAATTTATTTTACTTAGTTTATCTATAAACGAAGAAGTCTTTGAACTCACTTCGCCTTTAGATTGTTTTTCTGTTACGATGTCTAAAAGACTATTAGTAGTATCTGAAGTTACTTTTCTTCTTAATGCCGAAATATCAGGTTTTGCAACCCCTTTTTCATTAATATTAAAAAGACCCAGTTGAGTATAATAATGTAATAGAATGTCAAAAGCCTGTGGGTTTCTAGTTCTATTAGCATTAACTTGATTTAGGGGAACTCCGTCTTTTTCTTCTACCGCTATCATAAAAGAATCTTTAATTTTTTCTTTCATCTTTGGGGTAAGCTTCATTCCTGCTATTAACTCATTAGAGGTTTCTATACTATTTTCTAAAGTTTTAATATACTCATCCCTTTGTTCTTGTTCTTGCCTAGCTCTCTGTGCAATTACGTTTTTAGCATTTGCTTCTTCCTTGCCAATGGCAGCTACAAGTTTAGGTTTTGCTTTTAAAGCTTTATCTGATAGTTTAGAAAGATCTTTAGCTTCTTCTACTTCTTCAGAAATCTCTTCTTCCGACATTCCTAAATTAGATAAATATAGCCTGTAAGCAGATTCTAAATCTTCAGAGGGACTTTGCGCAGATAGATTTTCTACAAACGCTTTACTTTCTACAAGTCCCACTGACATATCAGCATCTACTCCATCTTCTATAAGACCTAAATAAGCTTGTGCTTTTGGGGGCAGATTTTTAATCCATCCTTCTAGCATAGAGTCTGCCTTTTCAGCAGTTTGTTGCTCCATTAAGCCAAGTAGATCTTCTTCAGACTCTAAAGAGGTTTCCTCATTTAGTTCTAATAATCCTTTATTTGAAAGAACGCTTGCTAATGCCTTTATGTCTATATCAACATTATTTGCATTAACTTTTTTATTAGAAACAGTTTCACTTGTTTCTTCTATATTATCTTCGTTAACTCCTTTATTAGAAGCTCTTAGCTCCTGAGGACTTAACATTTTTAAACCATCTTCTAAAACATTTTCTGAATTGTCTTCAGAAGTCTGTGGTTCTTCTTTTATTTCTTCTTTAGGCTCTATACTACTTTCAGTATTGCCTTCTTGTTTTCTGAGATTTAACTCCCTTGGGTTCAAAATTTGAACTCCATCAAATAAATCGTCTGCCATTTTTATCTATTTTTTGTAAAATTATGAAGTAATTAAATAAAGTATGTAAGTTGTTTATATAAATTTTTAACTTACTAATAGCCTTATTAATTTTGTTTATGATTTTTAACTCTATTTTTTGCTGTTAATAATATTCTTTCTTCTAATCTAGCTATGTTAGCTTTTAGGCTAGCATTTTCTTCCATTAGAGCTTCAATCTTTTTATAGAGCTCATCCACCCTGGCCTCTAATTCAGTTATTCTAAATTTATTATCTTCTCTTTTATTAGATTTAATTTGTGCAGAAGCGTCTATTTTTTTCTTCCAGATATTCCAACCTTCTTTAAGCCCGAGTGCGCCTATAAGAGCAACTAACATTGGTATAATAGTTTCGTTTTCCATGACTAGACGTCTTCTTCTGGTTGAAATTCGTATTTCCAGGCGTTGAATGCCTGTGGTGATTCAAACATCACAACCTTGTCAGAATCAATTGCAATTGTGCTTTCGATGCCAACAAAATCTGTTGTTGATTCGTCTTCGTTATATTTAACAAAGTCCCAAGTTATAGCTGTGCTAGTAACCTCGTAGGTGTTGTCTGTTATGTATCCGTATTTATTCATCAGTTAAGTAATTTTCTGTGATTGAGTCTATGTAAATTAAATACATAGGTTCAGATTTTTCATCCTCTGTTTCTTGTATATCTGCTTTATCAACATGCGGCAAATAAGATTCCATCCGATAACCATTATCTTCTACCCTAGGTAGATTTAAATCGTTATTGATTTCATCCCTTAGTGCTGAATAATCCTCTTCATTAAATGCTTTGCTTACCATATTGAGTATATGCCGTTTAAGTAGTTCATTACGTTATTAACTTGAGCATCTGTATGCTCGCCTTGATAAACTATTAATTGAGAAATGCGACCTTGTAACCGCCTTGCTGCGCCCGCTCCTCGATTACCTATCGTCATTGCCGCATCATCTGTAGTTAGGCCTTGAACATTATTTTCAGCGCTAAAAGCATCATTATTAACTCGACCTTCTCCATCCCCATTTGAATCAGAGCGAATTACAAAGGCTTCAGCAGATACTAATGGGTCATTACTTGCTGCTAATATCTTACTACTTGTACCGCCATCCCAATAATAGATACTGTCTTCTGGGTCATACCAAAAGAATCGTTTATTGTTAGCACCTGATGTTTGTCCCAATATAGTTCCACCGTTGTAGTTAGTGTCCATTTTCCACACACAATAAACTGTGATATTGGATATTTGACTACTTAAAACACCACTTACTAATTCCTTATTGTTAAAGATAATAGTAGGTAATCCATTTAGCCCTGTCGCGTCATACGTTGGTTGTAGTGAACCTGAACTCTGTGAAAAGTCATTGCTGTTTCCACTTTGATCTGCCCACGCGCTAACAGCACCGCCTGACTCTGTAACACCTGCTGAAGCATTCATCCAAAATAAAGGACTCAAGTCGATTGGTGAGAATGTATGTTCTAACAAATATGCTCCTGTAAAGTTGCTTAGTGTTAAGTCGTTTGAACCTGCGCTACCACTATTTGGAATTGTTGTTGTCGCTGTATTTGCGACATCAAACTTGTACCGATATTGAGGCGTTGCTCCGAAAACACTAAAAGGATTTTCGCCTGCACCGCTATTATAAAGAGATTGTGCTTGCGCTACACTACCTGTTATTTCGTGAGCAATAAAATCATCCATAGCTACCTTTGAATGAATACTATTTGTTACTTGTCGGTAAAAGAAGTCTCTTATACGAACACCGTTTTGTGTTGCTGTTGCCGTTCCATCTCCATAATCAACTCCGTCAAAAACAAGATGTACTGCTCCGACCACGTTGTAAAAGTAAACGTGATGCCATGCATTGTCATCCCATCCTGACAACGCTGATTGACTCCAATCGTGCCTTGTGTTGTTTGCGCCAAAAGACCACCTCACATAAGGTGTTGCACCTGTTCTAAGGTACGAATAATAACCGCTACTTGTTCTGTTACTAAGTATTGTATTTGTTGTGTTAGAACTACCGCTACCCTTTACCCAAAAAGAAACAACCCAATCTGTTGATGTGCCAAGTGTAATTTGTGAATTTAATTCACCTGTATCATTCACACCATCAGGTTGAATGTAATTTCCAAAGTTGTAAATCGCCTGAAGAATAAAATAAATTCCTGTGAAATTATTTAAAGTGCCTGTGTTACCATTACCGCTTGAATCTGCTACACTTGTGCCTGATGATTCATTAAATTTATAATATAAAGAAGTAGAGCCAAGCGCCGTGTTAGCGTCAGCCCCGTCTCCAAAGTTGTAAAGTGATTTAATTTGAATATCACTTGCCGTTGTACCATCAAGTATAGATAGCTCATCAAGAACGATATCTGAATAGACACTCCCTAAGTTACCTAATCTATCTACATTAAATGTGCCTGCTCGTACTTGCAATCCGCTTGTGCTTTCTGTACCGTTTAAATAAACTCGCCATCCACTAGAAGCGTCCCTTGTCGCTGTTATCATATGCCAAGTTCCGAGACTCATAGTTGGCACTACAAAGTCCCGAAAGCCACCCCCACAATATACCCTTACAGATGTACTTGTAGGCGTCCATATTACTGCCGTATTACTTGTGTCCGAAACAAGTCTGGTATTAAGGTCTGAAAACTTAACCCACATATTTACTGTGGCTTCCGCGCTCACACTTACAGAACTTCCAATGCTTACGTAGTCATTTACACCATCGAATTGCAAAGCATTCATAAAAGGATACGCATAAGAGTGAGGCACAAAATAATAAGCGCCTGTGAAGTTGTTGAGCGTTCCTGTATTACTGTTGCCACTTGAGTCTGCCGCGCTTGTTCCTGAAGATTCATCGAATTTAAAGTAAACATCAGAATTCGAAAAGACAGTTGTTGGTAGATTGCCTGCGCCACTATTGTAGATAGAGTCTACCTCCGTTTGGTCTAATACTGTACTTTGAATAATAAAGTCATCAATTATTGCCTCCGTCATTTGTGTCGTGTTTGAACGACCACCAATTCTACCAACAGCAATATTTTCGGCTGCGTAATTTACACTAGAATTGGATGTGTATTGAGTGCCATTTAACCATAGTAAATTTGTTCCGTTATCTAATGATACCGCTATATGATACCATGTACCATTAGCTAAAGCGGGAACTGTAAATGTATCAATGGTTGAACTTGACGACCTAGTACGCATACTAAATTGAGTTTCACTATCGAGCCTGAAATATTTGAAAGTATTAGAATCAGAGCCAAATATTATGTTGTTACTTCTGACGTTTGTGTATCTTATCCAAAAAGACGCGGAGAATACGGTTGAAGCATATGTTTGCTCTGTGAAATTGACATAGTCATTTACTCCATCGAGTTGTAAAGCATTTTCAAAGTCGAAAGCAGCCGCAACACCACCACCACTTGAACTTGTTGCTCCTAAGGTTAATCCAAACATATATTATATTTTACCAACAATTATCCAGTTGTCCGCTGTTATTTGTTTTAATGTTGCCCCACCCCATTGTGCTGTAATTGGGATTGCTGCATTTGCACCATTTAAATTAACGCTCCCCGCTGGGGTTATTGTTACCTGACCTAGTCCCGCTTGAATTATATCAATCTCTGTACCTACAGGGAACGCTTGTAATGTATTTAATAGAATATTTACAGTTACAGCAGCTCCATTGTTAGAATATATAAAACTGCCTTCATGTGTGCCTAATGTTAGATTTATAGTTTGAGTTGTATCAGTAACTATTGGTCTTTTACCTGTTATATCTTGGTTGCCAGTTATAGCACCTGTCATTGCCCCACCCGCTTTTGGTAATGCAGCATCGGCTGTTAATCCTTGAGCTGCAGTAGCATAATCAGTGGTAGCAAAAGCTTTTACAGCAGCAAGGTTAGTTACTTCAGAGTCCATTAGGGCGCCAGCAGCTGTAACATTGGTAGCATCTGTTACATCAGCACTTGCTTCAATAGCATCTAATTTAGTTTTGTCTCCGTTTGCAAATGCTCCTTCTGATGGTTTAACTTGTAGTGTTGAAATTGTAACCCCTTTTACACCCGCTAAATCGGTCATTTCAGAATCCATCAATGCACCCGCGGCAGTAACGTTTGTTGCATCAGTTACGTCTGCTGAGGCTTCTATCGCGTCTAGCTTAGTCTTGTCTCCATCAACAAAAGCACCTTCACTTGGAGGCTGTTGTGCCGTCGCTCCTAATGCTGCGCCACTTGTAACCGTTGCAACTGCAACTGAATTAACTGTACCTGTTAAGTTACCTCCTAAAATTGTGGCTGTTGAATTTTGATTTGCTGTTGCTGCTAATCCTGCACCTGTGTTAAATGTTGACCAATCGGTTGAACTCAGAAATCCATTAGCTAAAGCTGTGGCTTGCGCAAGCGTTAAGTCAGGTGTTGTCGTTCCACTTGTTACAGATAAAGGCGCGTTTGCTGTGACTTCTGTTACTGTACCACCTCCGCCACCGCTATATTGAGGTATATTCAAAGTTGTACCTACTAAAGTAGCAGCGCCCGATGAACCAGTAGTCGTTAAGGTTATACTTCCTTGCTTACCATTAAATGTATTCCAATCAGTAGAGGTTAAATAACCATTTGCTGATGTAGTTGCCGCTGCCATTGATATAGCAGGTGTTGTTCCCCCTGAAGAAACTACTGGAGCTGTACCTGTAACACTTGTTACACCAGAACTTGTAACATAACCTGCGGACGAGTGATTTCCCCATCCATGAGCTGTATCCCATTGACCAACTTTAGTGTCGGTAATGGTATTAGTGCCCATGTCAATTATCTGGCTGTTGGCATCTAATGTACCCCCCAGCTGCGGAGTAAGATCTTCTACTAGATTAGAAAGCCCGCCTGCGTAGTTTGGAATGTTTAGCGTGTTACCAAGTAATGTGGCTACGCCTGATGTCCCAGTGGTAGTTAAGGTAACACTGCCTTGTTTAGCATTTAATTGAGTTTGTACATTAGAGCTCAATGTATTTATATATTGAAACTCAGTATTACTTACACTCCCATCTGCTAATTTTTCAGAATTTATTCCTGTACCAAGTTTAGCATTGCTAACAACTCCATTATCAATAGTCCAAGTTCCTCCTGAAGAACTTACAGTAATATCTCCTTTATCCCCATCTGTCAAAGCAGGGACTGCGTTTATTAAAGTTTTTAGTTCTGTTATTGCAGCCTGCACATTAGTCGCAGTTAAGCCACTTGTATTATTGTCATGCGCAACTTGTGTTCCTAGGTGAGTATGCGTTAAAGGGGCTTTGCCGTCTAATGCATTTTTTAAATCAGTTTGATCTAATAAAGTTCCTCCAATATCACCCCACTCTAAATCTCCGCCAGGGCCTGAGGTATTAGCTTTTTGTATAGCAAGTCCAAGTAGTCTTAGGGTATTAACTCTAAAATTAAAACCTTCTAATGGCTTTTTTTTGTTCTGATCTAATTTTAATAGTAAAGCCTCTAATTCATTATACGCTTCTACAGGAGTCATTATTTACTTGTTTTAAGTTTATTGGAGAGTCTCATTCTTTCTATATCTCTTTTTAACTGTCTTTCTTTGTCTGCCTCTGTTGATTTAGATGCTAGCTTTTTATCTGTGGAAGTTCGTTTCTCTTCTACTTCTAGCTGCTTCATTTCGTATTCTACTTCATCTTTTATAGCATTTCTATTAGTATCGTTGTCTTTAGCTGCTAAATTATTTTCTTTAATATCTAGTTCTCTATTCTTTAGATTCCAATCCATCTCATCTTTGTACTGCTTATACAGTCTTTCCTTTTCAGCTTCTTCTGACGCTGCTTCAATTTGACGAGCTTGAGACTCTTGTTGTTGTTTAGAAATTCTTTCAGAAGATGTTTCTAATTTTCTAACAAGGTCTTGTGTAGAATCTCCAAGGTGTATTGCTACCATATCACTCATAGTGGCTTGCCCTGATTGTACAGCTGCCATTGCTACTTGTTTTAGTGTATCATGTAGAGTTAACTCTTTGCCTGAGTTTGCTACATATATATCCATATGAGATTCTGATATCTCAGAAAAGTCTTGAATCATCTCAAGCCCTATTTCATCAAATACATACTGACCACTCTGTGGATACTTACTATACAAGTACTTAGCTTTTTCTAGTAATAGTGTTAGTGCTCTTTTTTCAAACTCAGACTGCTTATAGAACAAAGGTTCTGTTATAGCTGAAGACTGCTGGAATCCTACTTGAGTAGCAGTAGCAGTTTCTGAAGGACTTATTTGGGCTTCTCTTTGTCTGTTAATTCCCGTTACCTTAGCCATTTGATCTTCGAGCGACATCATAATCTCAGTGTATAATCTTATATCCTGATATGCCTGTGATTGTATAGCAGTAGCAGTTAGGGTATTAAATACTCCTGCAGATTTATTTTGTGATGGGCCTTTTAATATTTCTTGTGTAGGATCTAAAGGCGCTAGTTTTTTCTTTATTGCGTAGTTAAGCCACTTCTCTGCATCCCACCCATGAGGTACCATAGATGCATTATAGAAAGTCATTGTTCCAAAGTTAGCAGCAATCTCTTGTTCTCTTTTCCAATAAGCAATATCGTAAGAGTAGTCAAGAGGTTTTATTACATCCATTAATGAATGAACTTGACCTTGGTTAGTATTGTAATATTGTCCTACAAAATTAGGGTTACCTTCAGAAAGTTGATAAGGGGATCTAGACTGAAACTCTATAGGGCCCCAATCTACAAGTATATCATCCTTGATGAGTGTAGCTTTATACCATTCGTTTACCCAATACCAGTTGCATTTTTCTCCCTTGTTTTCATCTACAGGGTAGCCTTCTGGGATAATCATTTTTTGCTCTGACCCATCTAATGGATCATAGTAAGTAAGCTCTCCTATTTTTTTACGAGACCTCCAGTTAATGTATGTAACTAATAAGTTACCGTCATTATCTACAAAGTTACCTCCGTATTGACTAATGTTAGGAGGTACTATAGTTACGTTAGGCAATGTACTATCTGCTGCAGCGGACATTAAACTATTGTCTATTGCACTGTATGGATTTCTAGCTTTACTCTTAGTGTCTAAGCCTGCTTCTAACTCGTCTATTTGTTTAGCAGTTAGTTTGTCATAGTAGCGGTCAATTATCTGTCCTACTGACTTATAATCAAACCATACTATAATATCAGAATCTTCTACCTTTTCAGAGTATCCAGACCCTAATGTATAAAACTGTAAAGGATTTACTTTTTCTATTAGCAAGTCTCTTCCTGTAACATCTATGTACATAACCTCTTCTCCACATACTAAGGCATCCTCCCAGCATTGTGCAAACTTATATTTAAGGTCATTCCTCTGTACTTCTCTTTTTAAAATCTTAGTGGCTGTCTGCTCTCTAATGTCTTGATATTCGTACTTTAAGTATTTTGATAGGTTCTGTAACTCTGCCTCGGCAGTTTGCTCGTTTAATGACTCAGACATTACCATGTTCTGAACTTTACCTATAAGCAAGTTTTTTAAATCTTTTTCTTTTTTGTTTATGCCATCCCTGTCTTTAGAAGAAAGAAACACTTTAAAGTTTAAAGGTCTTTTAAGCTTTTCTCCTATTAATAGATTTACATAAGCGTTACCTCTTCCAATGTGTTTAAAGGTATCTGGGAAAGTGTCGTCTTTTAATTTATGAGGATTGCAGATTACTTCTACATCTTCTAAATTAATTTTATTTATCCTTAAGTTATAATTAGTTACTTTATTTCTAATTGATTTCCTAATATTGCTATTGTTTTGAAAAATAGGCTCTGCGGCTGCTTTAGCACATTCCATTGCCCACTTCTCATTCTTTTTAGCTTGAGGAATTTTTTGCCTAGGAAAACTTGAAATATAATTCGACATGTTTGCAAATTTAGGCAAAATTAAGTATAAGTTTTATTAATTACTTATTTTCACCGTAATCATATATAGTGGTTTTTACTACTCCTATCTCTGATTTATCAGCCCCTAACCCAAATTGTTTAAAGTAATTAGATGCAGTATAAACTTCTTGTTGTTTTTGAGAGGTAGTTTCTTCTTCTTTGTATAACGTATTGTCATACCACATTACCTGTATAAACGCAGACACCCTATCAAAGTTTCCTTTAGGATTCCATTTAATCAGCTCTTCTAATAGCCCTAATGATTTTATTTGACTTAGTTGTAGTAAGGAGTCTCCTTCTTTTAAAATAGTTAATAGATGCGACTTAATAAAGTTACGTCCAGTATCATTGACTCTAGTTGTAGCAGGTAGTCCTTTAGATGAGTTAGTGTTTATTCTATAGGTATCTCTGTTCCTAAGTTCCATAGGAGTTTCTGCTAATAGATGAGTTTGGTTTCTATTAGAAAAGTAAGTGTACATTCCTAGTAGAGACTGTTCATACATAATACTGCAATTGTAGTATAGCGCCAATCTTCTAGATATTTCGTAAGCTTCGTTAGGGTCTTCTCTTCTACCTGTAAATTCTGCTACTACTTTACCTGTCCATCTATCAAATACTAGTGCGCAGAATAAAGAATCTGTAGTAGACAAAGCTTTATCTACACTATCGACTCCTATTATATACCTATTAAACGGTATAATATTCTGGTCATTGAGTTGTGGTTTTTCAAATAACTCTATAGCTCCCTTCTTGGAATACCCAGGGGGTAAGGGATACTCCCTAATAGGTCTTAATTCTAAATCTGTTTTCCATTCTAGTTTTCCTTCTGTGTATGTAAGGCTTCCTACATAGCTAGCGTCGCTTCCTTTATGAGGGTTAGACATAAGATCTGCTAAATGATCTTTTAGTAGTAAAGAAGGGAAGAAGTTATTTTCAGGATCTAAGAAAGCTTCAGAAGGTATACGAGGTGCGTTTACTACTAAAGACTGATATACCCTAGGATCTGGATTATTTTTTGCTTTTGTTCTTTCATACTGAAGAGCTACGTTAGCTTTATCTTGATCAGTTATAAGTTCAGGCTTTGATTTATATTCATTTCTTGTTTTATCAATAGGTACAAAATATCCTATTTTACCTCTTTGCTCAAATATATCTTCAAACTCTATGCAGTTATAATCACTAGGGTTTCTAAATATTTTTTCTGCATACTTTACAGCTGCTCCTTGGAATAAACCTCCTGTACCTAACATCCATATAACTAAGTTCTTATGTTCTTTAGATGTCTGAGATCCCATCATAGCACCTAAGGCATCTATAATATTAGTAAAGAATCCAATCTCATCTAAAGCTGCAAGGTTAGGTCTACCCGCGTTACCTGCCATAGGGTTATCCTTAAAGGTACGATGGTATAGCTTAGAGCCATGTTTAGAAGTTAAGTTATGATTAGCTTGCCATGAGCCTCTAAAGGAGCATAAGAAGGGCGGAGGATACTTTACAGAATCTCCTTTGACTCTAATACTTTCGCCTCCTTTCATGTGAGCCCACGAGTATCTTACTTTATCTAATAGCGGAACTGTATACTTGGTATCAATAGCTCCTACTATAGTATCTGATACAGTATACATTCCTTTTTTAGCTTTTTCCAGATAGACGTCATAATCTGTAGCGCCTCCAAATAAAAAGTTATGGGATATTAAACCCGCAGTAGCAAATGATTTACCTCCACCCCTAGCCTGAATAGATATAAAGTTTTGTGAAGAGTTTTTGTATAAAGGTTTTCCTAAAGAGTTTCCGTGGTTTTTTCTCAAGTAATCTCTAGCAGAAACATATATTTTAGATGCTATCTCTTTCTCTGTTATCCTTTCAGTAAGAAGTGCTAATTCTTTATTAGGACCATAATCTCTATCACATGTATACTTATCGTCTTCTATAAATCCAGAAAAACCTCTACACTCTTCGTAGTAGTAAAATAGTTCCCAATCAATATCTCTAAGGAATGGAGTACCTGGAGATAATCCTTTTGTAAAAGAATCTTCTAGTTCTATGTGGTGCCAATTAATATAGTAGTATAAAGTACCAGGCATCCACTTACCCTGCTGCCAATAGCCTTCTATACACTTTCTTTTTTCTTCTTTAAAAAAAGTTAGTCTATCATAATACTGAGTAATAGGATGAAACGATGGTATGTTCTTAATTAAGAAGTTTTCGTTATTTACCATTATAAGTATCCTTGATCTGTAAGTGACTCATTATCAGGGTTAGCCACTATTGATTTTTCATCTCCTAATGTTTTTTTAATTTTTTCGTAGTCTGCATACATTTTAGGAGTAGTGGAGTAGGCTTTATCTAACTGCTCTGCAGTACCTTTTTGTAATATAGGCTGCCCTGTTCTAGAGTACTCATTATCTCCAGTCTTTGGGTCTACCTTAAACTGATCAAAGTAATATTCTTGATTTTTTAAATAACTATCTCTTTTATGCATTAGCTCATTCCAAGCAGTCAAAGATTTTTCTGCTTGTGAGATCTGAGTATCCTTAAACACTTTAATCATAGGCTCATAGTCTTCCCAGTTTAAAGTTTTTTCTTTTATAAAGTCTTCCTTAATACGTTCGTACTTGTTAGTTAAATTATACCAATTAGAGTTATGGCATTCTGCCAACGCAATGCCCCACATAACCTTAGAACTTTTATTTTTATCTTTTGATTTGTCTTTTTTATAAAACTCACTAAAGGGCATTAGTACTTTAAACTCAGGGTATGAGGTCCAAAAACTTCTTTCTGTTTCAAAATCACTTATCATGCTTTAAAATATACTCGTTTCTCTTTTGTATCTTAGATAATATTGGTATAAACTTACCAAACTTACTCAACATTATAACTGGGAAGGTATCCTGGAGGTATTCTTTTTGGGGTGTAACTACTATTGACTTTGTTATCTTGGCCCTCGTCAGATGGAACTGTAGGCTCCACAACCTTAGGCTCTCTTGCGGGCTTAATTGATATTTCTTCCCTATCTCTATTATCCGATTCTTTTGCTTTGGGCTTAATATCATCTTTTTTATTATTTTCTACAAATACAAAATTTATTTTGATAGAAGGATTACCTATAGGATCTACTCTTAATCCTTCTGTTATTGCTCTATAAGGAGTTTTTTGTAAAATAGGATTACCTTGGTATTCTTTTTTAGATAATGCCGATAGAGTTAAGTTTATCTGGTTCTTATTCATATTACTCTGCTGCTCTATTAAACTTTTGCCTTCTTTAGAAAAGACATAGCCCCACCTTATGTTTTCTTTCGCTCCCTCTGTTTCTTTGTAGATAGTAAGGATAGCAGAAATTAATTTAATCTCGTTAGGAGTTAGGTTAAAGAAAATATTCATGAACGTTAGGTACTGTTCATGTATTTTATTTATGTTAGTAGGTATGTTGATTTCCATCAGTACACTGTTTTATCTCTACTTACGGTTAAATCAGACTCTTCATGCAAGCTACCGTCTTCGAATAAGACTTGATAAGTAATAGTAGGGTTTTCTTTACTATGCTTATGCACTAAAGCAATTACAAGGCCTTTATCAGCTTCCCTGTATATTTTGGAGTACACTACGTCCCCTATGTTATATTTACTTTGCTTCGTAGTCAACCTGAATTTTTCCATTTTCAAAAATTATACTTATTCTTTTTACGTCTTCCCTAATAAAGATTGCCTTATTTAATTCATAATAGCCTCTCTTCTCTTTAGATAGTGCAAAGCCTTTGTCTTCTATTTCTTTTACTGCCTGTTTTACTCTTATATCTGAGTAATCAAATTGACTCCTCCACTTAAAAGTGTTTTTAAATAAGAAGTTTTTATTCCTGTATAGGTTTCTCAGTACGCTAACAGCACAAGGGGATATGTTTGTAAAAGAATAGAGGGTCTCTAAAAAACCCTCTATATCTTTATTACTGTTAAGTCTGCCGTCTTTATTTAAACCTACAGTCATGCACCAAGTTAATATAATTACAAATATACTAATTAATTTAATTAGTAGATTTAGCCATTACTTTTTCTTTTAAAATCTCCATAAGTTTAGTTCTAGCTTCTTCAGCAGTTTCTGCTTCAAGATCGTAGCTAGCATCATCTATAGAGTTAGATGCTTTAAACTTAGGGGCCTCTCCTTCTATAAGAAATTCGTCTAGATAAGGAGTAACTAAGTAAAATTTATTTTCTTCTAGATTTAACCAAAGATTTCCTGTAGTGAATATCCAGTTTTTAGGATTGTCCATTACTATCTGCTCTCTTTCCTTCTGAGGGTCTTGTGCCAGATGGGAAGTTAATACGTTTAGTATATGTTCTGTTTGGTTAACTCTCTGCTGCATATAGTCAGCTAGTCCTTGTAGGTCTTGTGTAAGCAGGGATAACTTAGAGGCTAGCTCTTCGTTCTTGGTCGGTTGTTTAGGGGCTCTAAATCCTTTCTGTACAGTCATTTTTAATGTATTAAGATATTTCTTCTATTTTTTTATTTAGTATTACTAGGCTGTGCTCTAATATTTCCCCTTTTGTAGAGTAGGTTGCTGTATATATAAGATCTATGTTTACATATGATGCAGCTATATCGTCCTCCACTAAGTTAAGAAACAGCCCTGGCTTTAACATTAGACAAAGGTATAAATTATATTATACTAACTATCACATAAATTAGACTAGAGTCTGTTTTGATTTCTTCTATATTTGTAAAAAGTAGCTAAATGAGCACTGAAAAGCATATGATACAGGTTTGTGAAGTAGCAGACTACAGTCTTATTGAGTTATACTTTATAGAGCATTGTAAAATAGACACTCGTAAGAGTGTGCTAGGCTGGTTACTTACTCTAAACGACGGAGAGTTTGAAGAGGCGGCTCTTCTAATAAACAACGATGAATCCTTACTTCCCTTACTAGTGCTAACAGATTGTAGCCTAGTGGAAGGGATTTCCTTAAATAAAAAAGAACTAGACAAAGTAACTACTAAACTTAAGGGTGCGGTCTCATTAACGTCTAGTATACGACAGAACAAGATAGGATTCAGGCCCAAAGAAAAAGATGAGGACTGGGAGTTTTTTAAAATATAAACATATACAACATGAGCTTAAATATACTAGAACTAGTAGGGGGAGTATTTTCCCTAGTAGAAGATGTACCCAATGATCAGGAACTTGGAGAAAAAATTAGAAAGTTGATGAAAGATCTTGACAAGCCAGAATAATGTTATTACCTTTGCCTAATCATTCAAACTTCAAAGAAGTTAAGTTATTAAAGTCTATCCTACTTTTCTTTCTTTTGCTTACTTTTCTTTCTTAGCACAATCAACAACCTTATATGACATCTAAAAAAACTTGCAGTAAATGCAAGAAGGTATTACCTCCTCTTCTAAAGACCAAGGTAATCTGTTACAAGTGCCTTTCTAAGGGCGTGTAATTTTTTCATATATATTTTTTTCGCATATATTTTTTTAGGTATGTGGACGTGTGTGGTTACCATCTAAATAAAACGACCCTTGCTAAAGCAAGGCGATGTGGGTACCCCCCGTTGCTGTAAATAATTCATCATTGTTAAACGCCTAAAAAAAATCATTATCATGGCTACATTCACTGTAATATCATCGACACAACTTGACAACTCTTCTAACTGTAAGACAGCTTTTTCTGTCAACAGAGGCAACACACCAGCTTTTGCTGTGGGTCAGAAGGCTTGGGCACTTACCACTAGTCTAATGCAAGAGGGAACTACTCACGAAGTAGAAGACTCTGCGTTTGAGTTAGAGGATAGAGCTAACGACAACGGTAACTTCAGAGTAATCACTTGGAAGTAACTACAAAGGGGAGCAATCCCCTTTTTCAAACGTCCTTAAGATACATAAAAGGTTAGCTACATAAAGACTTATAGGACCTAAATAAAACAACTTAGGACCTAAATAAACAACCATAGCTAACTCAAGTGGTGATAATGTGATTATGTTTCGTTTTACTTTATAAATATTCTGTAACCCCAATGTTTATGGGGTGTGCGAATGGTTTAATGGAACTTTAACCCCATATCACCCCATTTCAAATATATTAATTCTCAAGACTATTGTATATATATAGCCTTATTCTTATTAACTTTAATTATTACACACCAATGTATAATTCACTTAACGAAGACATGGATGCTCACTTAGAGTATCTACAAGACAATAGACTCACTATTAAAGAGTGGTTCTATTTACAAGAGAACTGTGACTACAGTTATTAATCATTATATAGTGCACTATGTATAGAAAGTACACTAAAGGTAACTATGCTACGAGAGCATGGAACAGGACTACAATTAAGTAGTAAGTTGAAATACGCCTATGTACTTTCATACTAACATTATCCTAGAAGGACATACGAGATACTATCTGTGCGAGTCAGATGATACTGTTAGTTTTATTATTTATTAACATGCGGAGTGAAAGAAGTCAAACACTTCCATAACAAAAAATACAGACCATGTGGCTGAGATAGAGAACACATTAAATAACTATCTAACTAATAAATTTTTTAATTAATAAAGAAGGGCAGCGAGTTTCACAAGTAATCTAATTACTTTAGATTGTAACAATTTAACATGGTGTGCTCCTGTCCTTCTTTTATTAATTCTTTTCTCAGATTCTTATCCCAAACTTTATTGCAGCTAACTAACTCAAGTTATGAGACCAACGTGCTATTATATATAGCCTTAAGCTGTCCAATCTACTTTATGTAAAGAATCTATTTCATTTATTTACTTTTTATTAATCTTTTATTTTCACTTTTTAATTTTTATACCATGAACAAAGAAAGTATCAACACCGAAATCGCTAACATGAATGTAGGCGATTCAATCCTTGTTTCATTCAAGGGCACTTCAACTTCTAAAATCCAAATCACACTTGGAGAAAAAATTGTTACTAAATCAGGAAACCCATTAGCTCTATTAAACGCATCTGATGCTAAGTTTAATGTTACTTCTAAAGCTAGACGAGCTTGGTTAACTTCTGAGCCTAGCGATGCTAAGATTTATTTCCCACAGTATGCTTCTCAAATTGATGAGGCTGCAGCAGGCGATAAGTCTACTGAAGTATTTATAGGTGAGCTTAACCCATCAATTGCTGGACAAGTACTTAGAGTAGAGCTCAAAGAGACTACTACTCCGACTGCTTACCAAGCTAATAATGTAGAGTCTACTGCTAGAGTAAACCCTAGTACTGGTGAGCTTCAGCTTTTCGAAGGCAAGCCTATCTTTTCTAACACTCGTGTTATATTTGGTACACCTGACCATGATACACTTGAAGCAGATCCAATTTCTGTAGCTCAAGTATCTACTATGGTTGCCGAAGATATGGTAGCTTAATTTTATTGGGGAGAGGCTTAATTAGCTTCTTCCCTTTTTTTCAACCCTTAATACTATACATCATGTCTAATTTTACTGAAGAATTTATAATGCAAACTAACTATCATGTGATGGATCCTGATGGCGAGTCTATCAGACCTATGACTTATGAAGAGATTGCTCACTATATGTTTTATAAGCATCAACTCATAGATCAAGAGTGGTATGAGACTGTTGGAGGAGATATTTCATAGTTATGCCTATCAAGTATCAGAAAACAAAAACCTTAATTACCAAACCTAATAACAATAGTGCGAACTGTATTGCTCCTAACCTAATCTATGGATGCTTTGGAGGATGTGTTAGCACTTATTGTTATATGTCTCGCTACAATGGAGATAGGGTATTTGTAAACGAGAATGTAGATGATATCTTTAATTCTGTAGTAGAATGGGAAAAGACTTATAAGAAAGTACCTGATCAACAGGATCCCAAGTATACTATGGTAGATATTGCGTGTAATTCTGATTTAGTATTAATGCAGAAGCACATGCCAAAGCCTCTGATTGATTATCTCAAAAGATATGATGATCATCCTAGACTCAATACAACTATGGCTACTAAGTATCCTTCCTTACTCAAGCTAGATGTTAATCACTTTAACAAGAAGCCCAGAGTAAGAGTTAGTCTTATGCCTCAATCTTATTCTGATATCTTAGAACCTAAGATGCAAAAGATATCTGATAGGATACAAGACATCAATAGACTAAAGTCTTTAGGATGGGAAGTACATATAAATTATTCTCCTGTAGTTATCCATAAAGGTTTTATTACCAAGTATGATAGCTTATTTAAAGAGGTCAAAGATGTTGCGGGTGAAAATAAGTGTGAAGTAATATTTCTTACTAACCATAAATATCAAATGCTCAAAGCTAGCGAGGAAGCTAGACAGATGATGAGTATGTCTAACCAAGTTAAAAACCAACAAGGTGTGATGAGATATGAGTTAGGATTAAAATCTAAAGGTATTACTCACTTTAAAGAACAGTACTCTAAGTACTTTAATTTAGAAACAATAAGATATATATTTTAAATATGAGTGACTATACTAGAATGATATACAATCTGCGAGTAGCAGGTGAGTATGTAGGCTATGCAGAAACTGAAGAAGCCGTTATGGAACTCTTTGATGAGTATGTAGAAACCAATAAGATTAAAAATGCCTTTGCTGATGTATCTATAGAATATGATAATGTCTACGAGGACTATGAGGAAAGACATTGGAAAAATTTAAGAACACATAACGAAAGATTTACCGATGGCTAACCTAACAGATACTACCCTAGCAGAGATAATTTCTTTTGCAATATGTGCCATAGTTATACTGAGCATATGGGCTATAGGTAAGAAGTATGAAGATTAACTTCTGTAGTGCTTCTGTACAGAAAATTAAATATAAATAAATTAAAACTAATTAATTATGGCAAATCATTGTTACAATGAAATTTTCTTAATAGGAAAGGATGAAGAGTCTATAAAAGAATTAAAAGATAGACTTACAGGTACATACGATAAGTTTAATTATTTAAACGGATGGTGTGACTATGTTCTAAAGGTCAGAGATGACTTCGACTACAACTTCGATGAAGACAAACGTGCCCACTACTTCTATGGTAGTAGATGGTTTGACTTTGAGGTGGACTACGATGATGATAATACTTTGCAGATTAATGGGGATAGTGCATGGTCACCTATGGAAAAGTTTACTGAAGAACTATGTAAAGTATATAATCTAAGCGGTAATCTTGAGTATAGCGAACAAGGCTGCGACTTTGCAGGCATTACAAATTTTGATTCTTTTGGCGAGACTTCTAGGCAAGAGTTTACATACTCAGAATACGAATACAAGTATCTAGATAAGGATTACTGGATTGAAAACCAAATTGAATGGTTGAAAGTCCCTAAAGATTCTGGTGTATCTAAAGAAGATATTGATGAATTTGTAAAGGAAGCGAGTAAATATGCATCGGAAGAAGACATTAATAAAATTTTAAATTCATTAAATCAATTAAAATAAAAACAAATGGGACTAGACATGTATTTATACAAACGCACTTATGTGCAGAACTGGGATCATATGAAAGATGAGGCTAAACACTCTATTACTATAGAGGGACCTGAAGCTTCCCATATTGATACTAAAAAGATAACTAATATTGAAGAACAAGTTGGTTATTGGAGAAAGGCTAACTCTATTCATAAGTGGTTTGTTGATAACGTTCAAAATGGAGATGACAACTGTCAAGAATCTCTTGTATCAGAAGAGCAATTACAAGAGCTTCTAGATATCTGTAAGACTTTACAAGAAGAAATGGTTCTGAAAAAAGGAATTATTGAAAATGGTAAAGTGTTACAAGAGGCAAAGTTTACTCCTAAATATGAGC